GCTGGCCGAACTCTGTCTTCTCGAGAGTGAATGCTACTAGAGCAAGATTCACTGCGTCAAGGAAGTGGTCGCCCGCCACTTCATTCTCTTCAAAGTAGATAGGCACACCAGCAATCGATACGCTCTTTACAATATACCCAAGGAGTCCTTTTGTATAGTTCTCATCGGCTTTTGGATAGAAAAAGTTTTGCTGTTCAAATCTACGGACACTGTTCTCCACCAAGAAGGCCTTTGCATGCTTCTTAACTGGTTGCTTTGTGAACGGATCATTAATCTCAATACTACTCCCAAACTCATATGCTTTAACAATGTGTGAGAGCCGGGCGTCTGGATGGTTCTTGCCTTCTTTAGCTCTCTGTGAAGCACCAAAAAGAGTAAGGATCTCTTCTTGTGTGGCACCGAACCCACGATCAATATAGATAGCGAATGGCCTCCAGAGTTGATTCCAATTTCTAACGGTCTCACAACCCTTGAGCTGGGTGTATTCTGACTTGGATACAATTTTCTTATCTACTAGTTTGAATATACCATCAGCGGGATTGAAGCCGACTACTGCAATACAAACTCCGATCTTCGTGTCGTTCCAATCTACACCAATAGCATAATGCCATTCTCTCTCTCGGACACAATCCTCGTACTTGAAGTTGGCTTGTGCTGCCTCCACATATTTTGCCTGGTACACACCGGCGGCTTGCTCAGAGAAGTCTGCGTTGATCTCGTGTTCGTATCCTTCTTCCGTGAAGGTGTCCCGATAGAAACGCTCAAGTTCTTCAGTCCAGTTGGGGTTAATGCTCGATGAGTAGTGGAACTCCTTCCACTCACGGGAAACACAACACTCATAGAACTTCTCTCGACGTCCAGTAGGCGTACTGCTCATCCAGACAGATGCATTCGGGAAGTTAGTAATAATAGCGAGAGCGGCGTTAACATCTGCGGGAGAGAGGTAGTCTGCCTCATCAAACACAAGCATGCCACCAGACTGTCCACGAGCAGACGCAGCGTCTCCACCAGAGCGCGTACCAGCGGTGAAACCAAGTACTCTAGAATCATTCTTCAAAATGATCTTATAGTTGGGGGCCTTAACACTGCGCTCCACATCGTTCTGGAGCATAGGATTGGCTTTGATTAGTTCCTCGAGTCTCGTAAAGATTAGGTCGATTTGAGATTGGTAGGGAGCAATAACTGTCACCTGGAACTTCTCGTGTGTCCAGAGGGCATGTAAGATAGCTATGCATAAACATTCTGTATTGTGAGATATAATATTATCCGATACAAGAGTGTGATGATCAGGAACAGTAAGATCCCAAGTCTGTGCTTCTCCAGTCTCAACCACGGAACGAACCTTCACAAAGACTAGATCGGCCTCTTCATACGCATCTGTTTTTGGAGAGGGACCCCTTGCAAGCGCGGCTACCTTGCAGGCCACCGCAGCCTTATCTTTTCCTAGAAGACCAATATCTTCTACGAAAAGAGCAATGTCGTCTCGTCGACTAATGACCACCTGTCTAGAGAAGAATTTCTTTCCTTCTAAACGAGTTACTTTCAATCTAGTCGAAGCATAGATACCAAATCGAGCAAGGACGGACACAAGTTGAGAGGCCATCTTTTCGGACACAGTGCAATAGCCCACTTCAGGTTTGCCGTTTTTGTCCACGGAGGCCCACCCATCGCATCCATACATAGCACGGAGGAGGGGAACAAGGCTTTTGTTATTGAGAGTCATCACAAAATCAGGAATAGACTTCTCGTGTGAATTTAGCCCTTGAAGACCCAGCTCGCGGAGCCAGGATTTGAGACCATGTGCTTTCCCAATCCCCGATCCAATAATATGATAATCGTGCTCGGCGTCACAGTCGTAATGTTTGAGAGAACAACCGAATTCCGTCAGACTATTGCGGAGATGATCGAGAATCTCTTCGTTCTGATTACTGAATCTGCAATTCCCGCCAGTGATATTCCCATCAGCAAGCATTAGTCCAAGGACCCGGAGCTTCTCGGGAACATGAGATTGCTCTTTCCCTTCGGGAAGCCTCCGGGGGACGGCTACGTAATCTCCCTCTCCGATATCAGAAAGATCTAACCACTCATCCCTGAAGATAGTGCGGCGGGCTCCTGTTGTTTCTCTCCCAATGTTCTTCCGGGTGAGAAATGGATGATTAAGAGAAGCCGAGACTTCACGCCCATCCATCAATTCAAGACGAGCAACTTGCTTTACGCCATTATCGGTTAGATATGCTGGCGCTTCAACGACATTATAATCTTCGTCAAATGCAGCAATCAGCTCTCCGGGTCGAATACTCTCAACGGGCTTGAGGGAACCATTGGCCATCTGAATTTTTGTACCTGATTTCAAACACTTTCCAGCCTGACGGCCAATACGGAAGACCTTTCTTTTTGATGTGCAGCGAAGCATCACTGCCTGATAGGGACGATGGAAGATAGACTTACCAGCCTTCGCCTGGAACTCTTCGTACGGTGGGAGAGCTCCGAGCGTTCCAGCTTCGTGCTTTCTCTTCCAGTGGGCTCCATCGGGATCGGTGCAGTGCCAGTCTAAAAATACGGCAGCCCATGTGACGGGATCGAGCATCGCCGTGGCAACCTTCTCGTCCATGTCTAACCCGGCTAGGCACTCTTCGGAGACATACTTGTTGGGGATACCCATACAGGAGATATTAAACTTCATATCCGGATCGCCCTTGCTGAAGCGATGTTTACACGCATATCTTTTTACACATGTTGTACAAAGAGGTTGGCTCTGAGAAAGATCAAGCATTAAGCTATATCCACGCCCCGGAGGCTTTCCCATATGTAGCGGGAAGGCCTTCTATTGTTTTTTCTAGAGAACTTCTTACGTTACTAGCCTTTGAGGTGAGCGTGCGGCCAATATGTCTCGTACTCGCCCTCCCTGCCATTACGGCAGCATCAAACCTACCTTGGCCAAATGATCTGCGAGCGGCCCTATATCTACGGCCATAACCAGCGGCTCCACGGGCAACGCCGACGCCACCCATACCATACATTGCTCCCTTCATTGCTCCACCAAGAATGGAGGTGTCGTCCGACACTGCACCGTATGCTCCTCCAGCCATACCTCCCACCATACCACCGGCACGGTAGGGACCAGCAGCTCCCAATCGCATTGCTTTGGAAGCACTCATGAGGGCTCCGGAGGCCAGTGTGCGGTGCCAACTATTTGTGGTGAGTCGAGTTGCCCTGTTGCTGCTGGATCCATGTTGGTAAACTTCTCTTGACAGTCTACTCAGGCTTCGACCTGCGCCAAAAAGTGTCTCTTGTAGCATGTAGTCCTCCTAATATGGTTGATAAGAGAGAGCCGCTTCATTTCCAAGAGCAGTCCTTCCGTTGAGCTTACTATTCTGGATTGCAGACAGACTTCTCTGTCTCATTGTAGCAGCTGTCCCGTAATTATCCACAATGGGTGTTCCCATTTCAAGTGCCGCTGACTTACGAGCATGGTCTCTAACCCAAGGCCTTGAGAGATCTGCAACAGACCCTCCACGGGCTAAATAGGCTGCACCGAGGCCGGCACCCGCAACCGCTCCAAGCTTAACTAGAGGGGCCGCAACTGACCAGGCCGCGCCAACCGCGTATGACATTGCACCAAACTTGATACCTTCTTTAACAGCTCCTCCGACTCCACCCTCCTGATAGCCGTAGTAAACAGAGAGGGCACCAAACGCTGGACCTAGAAGTCTGAATACTCCTCCGCCCTTCATTATCCCCAAGTCACCCTTCAGGAACGTCATACCACTCTTATGCATACCTGTCTGTCGCCAGGCCGAGAGTGCTCTCCCCCCAGAAGTTGCGCTGAACGCAGAGGACATCTTCCCAGGACGCTTCGCCACAGCCTCGTCAATTACATCTTGGATAGTCTTCCCGGTAGGGCTTGCATTTCTCGCCCACGATCGTTGCTGACGAAAGTCTACCTCTAACCCAAGGACAGGAAACTGCCTATTAGGTGTGGCAAGAGGAGACCAACCCTTTCGAAGCTTGCGGCTTGGACTCGTCTTGTTTGCATCCCAGTTAGCATATGGATCCCTGTTAAAATACCCTCTTGTGCTGCCATCGAAAGGGACCTGCATTGCCCCCTGATTTCCGACAATGAAGGACCTAGCAGGACCAGGATCTGGTACCTGTACAGTACCAACACTACCTGCAACAAACATTAGTAACCTCCGTGTCTACTTCTGTGTAGACCTTGCACTACACCAGCGGCGCTATTTCTAAACTGTTGATTGGGTTGTTGTCGGGACATCCCCACCATCTCCTGGGCCTCCCCCACTACCGGATTGCTAGTTTCGGACGCCATGAGCAGAGCTCCTCCCCCAATCGCGAGAGAACCACCAACAAGCCGAGGAGAGCGTTCGACAGCTCCTGCTGTACCAAGTGCGACTCCTCTGGCTACCCTGTATCCAACTGCACCAACTGCACCAACCCTACCAGCTTGTGTAGTAACGGCTCCCAAGACCTCTTCTCCCCATGCGACTGAATCTCCCCATGCGACTGAATTTGCACGAGCTCTCTCTAGTCTTGATAAACCAATATTTTTCTGCCAGCTACGGAGGGGAAAGTCTGCCGGTTCTATTGGTCCGGCTTGTGGCCTCCTAAAAATGCCTCCTGGTCTAAGTGCTGCAGCGGCTCTCCTTTTATCCAATAGAAGTGTCTCTTCGGTGGCGCGTCGGAGAAGACCCCCGAACGCCCTTGACGTCCTGGCACGAACTGGTGAGAAGCCTGTGGCTCCTTTCCAGAAGGCGGCGGTTGTTCCCAACCCAATACCCGCTCCGATTAGTGCTCCAGCGGCTATGTCCCCGGCTTTCCCTTCCATAGTATTGAAATCACTAGTAGCCCCACCGAAGAGACCTCCGAGAGTTGCTCCTCCTCCAACACGAAAGGGAACCGAACCACCCAGTACTCTAGATAAGAACCCCATACTTAACCTCCGTACATCGATTGTTGCATTGCTCGACCAGACTGTCTAGAAAGATGGCCCTGCCCTCCAGAGATGGCGGCATTCCAGACCTGTTCCTGAGTCGCACGCAACCAAGCTGCTTGCTGTACCTTTGCCATATGAAAACTACCGTCTCCAGCAGACTGATCATGAACTGCCTTGACCCCAGCACCCGCAAGAGCAAGAGCACCACCAGCAATGGCAAGAGTCGAGGCTGTCCCAACTGCGGCCTTCCCTGCGGCTTCTCCCAGATATGGAGCCATCTCACGAACCGCACCGGGGACATTTACAATCTCCTCTCCTAGTTTGACTCCGCCCCTGCCAACAGCCTGACCAGCTCGCCCAGATACATTCTTGATGCCCTGACCAAACTGCGTAACATCTGCAGCCAGGTCACTGCCGACCTTCGTTACGGTGCCACCCAGACCACGGGTCCCTGTATAGTAAGCGGCGACGTCGATACCGCGATCAGCTTCTCTGAATGCTGTACGAGCGCCACCGGCCACTCCTTCCTTGACCTTCTGTCCAGCCGCGTTGAACATGGTTCTGGCTGAGTAGTACTTGTTGACTCTACCCAGCACCTTGCCACCGGCGATTCCCACTCCAATCCCAGCATGGGCTACACCAGAGGCTACTCCACCAATAATCTGACCTAGACCTGTGGCTACACCACGGGCTGCTACTCCAGCGCCAACAGCAGCACCGAAGAGACCTGTCCAACCAGAACCGAACTCTGTCATGAGCTTACGAAGCTCTGGAGCAAGCCCCTCGTGTCTAAGACCCTCGATACTGTTATATGCATCATCAAAGCCAGAGAACCAAGGGTCGCTTTGGTGTCTGGCCGCCTTCACAAACCGGTAGAGATCTTCGTTGCCGTATTCACGAAGAAACTTCTCTTCCATGACTACCGCCATATGGTGGCTTGCCCGTGGATTCTCTCTTAATAGACTTGGCCTATTCTCTAGCATTCTTAGGCCCTTGTACTCGGCGCTTTCATGGAAAGCCACTTGCTTCATGAAATCATCATCTGTAATACTTGCACCAGTATGCTTCCGGAGATCAGCTGCATACTTGCGAGAATTACTCTCTGAAACAAAAGCTCCCTTTGGGGCGACAACCTTAGAAAGGGCACGCGCCGGGAGGCCCCGGGGGGCCAATCTTGACGTGAATGTAGTGAACCCTGCCTCGGCACTCACACCCAAACCCTCGGCAAGAGCGGGGATCATCTCTGCTGCTCTCTTGCTACTGTTCTCACTAGCCACACCAACGGTTCTAAAGAAAGTGCTTGCGTCCTGTGTCTTAGCTAGAGTAGCAATATCTCCGATCTGGTTGACTCCCCATGAGCGAGGACGAATCTTCTCCATGAGGCCAGAGGTCGTTCTCTTGAGTCTGTGGACTAGGCCACGCCAGGCACTTCCAAAATCATCGAACCCGCCGCTGCCATCGGGGTTCTTGGTCCATCTAGACTTCGGACCAGCACCTGGGTGGAGACCTTCGATTGTATTGTAGGCGTCATCCTTGCCAGGGACATGATTGACTGGTTCGTTTGAGGTCAGAGCAATTACTCCAAGGCCCATCACGCCCACCCCCGAGCCCAAACCAGCAAGTGTTGCATAATCCGGAAAGGACTCCATAGGCTCTGCGGACGATGGCCTGGGTACAGAAGTGATAGATGGAGAGACTGCTACTTTCGGCTGATTGAACTTTGGCAACCAGTTTTTCTCCATGGTTGCGTAGATCTTCTCTACCCTATCAGAATACAATGGGTTATCAGCAGTCATGCCAGGCTGGGTAGGCTTCCACTTCCTGACTGCACGGCGCATAGCCCACATAGTTCTGAACTGCTCTTCTCCCCCAGTCTTTAGAGCATAGAGGGCTTCGTCGACGATAACACCAGGAGACTGATGGGTCCCGAATTTTTTACGAGCAGCTGGGTTTGTTTTTGTGGGTCTTGAGAACGATGTCAGCCCAGAGCGCTTATGGAAGACTTCGCTAAGCTCGTGTGCAAATACATTGTCCTCGAACGCCTTCATCTTGGCGGGGTCCTTCAGGAGAGCCCCAAGAGAAGGCTCAAATTTCGAGAGCTCTTTGATTGAATCACGAAAGCCAGTCTGCTTAGCATTACCAGCTGGATTCCAATTGATCTGGGCAGGAAGGCGCGCGTGTTGCCCAATCCCTCTCTTCGCAAAGAAATCGACACCAGCACGGCGGCTTGCTACGTGGGCAGCTTGTGTAACGCCAAGCTGAACAGCCCCGGAGGCAAGTTTGCCACCACCTACTGTTTTAACACCAGTGTTTTTAATATAGCTGGCCATCCCCTGCGTGAACTCATCTGCAGAAGTAGCCATGAAATTATCAATACCTCCAAATATACCCTTCCAGGTACTTCCAAAATCATCGAACCCGCCGCTGCCATCGGGGTTCTTGGTCCATCTAGACTTCGGACCAGCACCTGGGTGGAGACCTTCTATGGCTGTGATGGGATAGTTTGTTGCTGGGACTGCGCGAGAGGGGAAATGCTTTTGAGCAGCTAGCGTCATAGCCCGCAGCTCTCCACCCTCGACTGGGACGGTACCCATGATGCCATACCGCATGAGCTCTTCGCCTTTCTGACTTCCCTTCTTAACCCGGCGGGCCATTCCCCAGTCCAGCCATGCGGCACGATCAGACCCAGCGTCATACATGAAGTTGCCACCGTGGATGTCCATATTTAAGAAGCCACGTTCAGCGGCAGTCTTGGCAGACGATTGCAGATCAGAGAATGCCTCACCAGTTATGGGACTCAACCCGGTATCGATCGTACTCCCAGGCATGTACTCCATGAAGAAGCTCTGTTGCTTTTCCGATCCAGCATAGAGGGATGGAATAGCAGGCGTATCACCGAGGGCACGGAGGGCACCAGTCTCTGCCTCGATTGTTGTTGAGCCCTTCCAAGCCTCTAGGATCTCAGCAGTTCTGTCTTCTACCTTCTTCTTCTTGCGCCACCAGCTCCACTTCTCTTGCCCAACAGAATGTTCTGCGTGTAGACGAGCCTTCGCAGCAGCCCTCTCTTGTACGTCGGGGAATAACCGCTTCTCCACGAAGAAGAATGGTTCATCGTTGAGGGTGGTCTTATGGAGAAACGTCTGGCCAAAAGTGCCCTCTCCAAGAGTGCGGACTTGCTTTGAACTAGCAAGAGCAGACTGAAATTCCTGTCCGTGGAGGAACTGCTTGAACGACATACCTCGAAGTTTGGCGACTGCTCGAGCCACATCATATCCACTACCGAATGCAGTCATCTCTCGACGCATGGACTGTGCAATCCCACCGTGACGAAGGCCCTGGTTCCGTTCGTGTCCCCTACCAGCAGCTGTCATGTAGTTGAGGGCTGTTAGGTCCTCCTCGCTCTGCTTTGCCTTCTTCCCGAAAAATTTGCCATAGGAGGGTACGAGTTTTTCACCGATTACGTAAGCATCTCGCCTACTTGCAGAGTCGTCCCAGAGAGCCTCATGTGCTGCAGCAAGGTGGTAGTTCTTCCCCATTCGGGAGAGATCGGTGAAGGTGTTGAAGGTCAGGCGACCTCCAACCCCAGCAGACATGGCTAGATACTTCTGATAGAAGGGAAGATTCCACATACCCTGTCGGGCACGAATGGCCTCGTGCTCCGCAGCCATGAACTCCTCACGGGGTAACATGTCGGAGCCTGCGTCTCCAAATGGCAGGGAGGCTGCTAGTCCACGCTCTACAAACTGGAGGTTGAGGGCCTTCTCTTCCTCCCCCTTGTAGATTAGACCGAGATAGCGGTTATAGGTACGGGCATCGGGGTCACTGTCTATGACTACTCGGAGACCTTCTGTACCTACCTCTTCGTTGACCCTCCGTGTGGACTCGACTCCGAATGGCTGTTCCTGACGGAAACGGAGCCACTCAGTTGGGTCTCCGGGGTGGCCTACCTCTGGGGAGTCAATACCAGTGAGACGGATGGCGATGTCCTCTTCAAACATGCCCCGCTTGAGCAGGAGGGTGTCAACGTCCTCCCATTCTGCGTCCCAACCGGAGATATCTACTTCTGCCTTACCGTCTCCGATGTCGGTTAGACGAGAGGGGTCAATATCCCCATACTGGAGGGGGATTGCATCCTTCCTCTTCTTTAGCTCTGCTCGTCCTTCTGGTGAGGAGAAGTACTTGTCGCGGAACTCAACAATCTCATCGGAGATGCGCTGGCCATGTACAACAGGGCTGTTAACACTATAGGAGAATGGGATCTGCTCGTTGTCCGCCTCGCGGAGGTTGCTGATTACCTTGTTGGCATTTAGTCCAGCAAGGTGTTCCTTCCCTATCCCAGCGGCGTCCCATCCAGTATAGGTCGCTGTGATATCACGACGGACCCGATCATTCATGATGTACTTATCCATGACCGCAGACTGGACCCGATCCTTACCCATCTTGTACATATCATCGGTATCATAAACGCGCGCAGTACCCTTGTGGGCCCACAACTCGTTGGCCACGAGGTCGAGATACTGCTCGTTCCCCCGTGCTGCCCCAACAACCATATTCGCATACGCTGGAGCCTTCATGGCCAGTACAGCAACATCGCCCCTTACGCCAATTCTCTCCCTCCCAAATATTCCTCCGTCATCATATGAAATACCGGCGGCGGCTGATTGTCTGAAGACATCCTTCTCCTTGTCTTCCATCTGGAACTGCCACACCCCGTGTAGACCCTCGTGGAAGGCTGTTGACTCGATCTGCCCGGGAGACATCCAGTTCATCATCGTCTCGGCGTAGTGCTCGGAGTTGGGCACAGAAGACGAGACGAGGGCACCATGTGTCACATGGGCGGGGTCAATCATTCCACCAAGACCCAGCTCGCCGCTCCAGGGTTTGAACCAACCGAATGCACCAAGCTGCTCACGAGCTATCAGGCGGGGTTTAACCTTCTCGAGCGCCTGCTTCTCCCATCGGATGTTTTGGACGAGAGCGCGGCGGGCACGATTGGTGGTGATCATTTGCAGGAGACGTTCTTCGTCGGACGCAATTCGGGCATGACGCAGGAACTTACGATATTCCTCGTCGGTGATCTGGTCGTCGGCTAGTTGCTTATCGAGGAGGGCTTGTAGCTGGAGTACTCGTACCCTATCCATCGTCCTCTACACCCGCTTCAACTACCTCGGAAATGAGATGGTCAGCAGTGTTAGCGGGGAGCGCACTGGTGGCCTGTGTAGATGCACGGACGAGGGCTGCATGGAGTTTCGCTGCTTCTGCAGAGAGGGAATCGGAACCCTTCAATTTCAACCCAATCTTCTCACGAAGTTTCGACTCGCGGTCGGCAACCATCAGTTTTGTGATCTTGGTCTTCCGGTTGAGCATCCTCTCTCGTGCATCGTAGAAGGCGTTTGTTTCGAGGTGGGTCAGGGCGTTCCCATCCCGATCAATTCCGACTGTTACTTCCTGTACAAGTTCGGCATGTTGGGGTTTGGAAAGATTATTATTTAGCCTCCACAGGTAGAGCTCAATCTCCGCCAACTCCTGGCAGAAGGAGATATCAACCATGTTGTCTGTATCTACATCGAACTGTTCCAGGTACTTCTGGGTCCAATGATCAAGTAGGGAGACCTCAACAATACAGGGTCTTCCAACAGGGATGATAGATGGCGCGTCGGGGTCTTCAGCAAGACGGAGGTCGTCCATTTTTACTATTGGACAGTTGTGTTGGAAGGGACAGCGAGCCCTCCCACCGCACATGAGTGGAGTCGCAGCAGATGCACCCGTTGAGAGGTGGGTCAACCGTCTGCGGATATGTTCTGCTTCAGCAGGAGAGAATGCAATATCAGAATAGTCGTCTGGTCGAAGACGTAGGAAGTCAAACTTGGATGTGATCGTAGTGGTGCCGTCTGGATGCAGTATGGTGCCGTTCAGCTTAACTAGGGATTCATTACTCATCTGTTCCTCCTCCCCTAATGTATAGGAAGTAGCAGATCTTTCAAGTGGCTACCTACCAAAGTCGTCCCCCTCTAACTCCCTGAATCTATCCAGCAAGATAAGGAAGGCGGCGCGGACATCCCGGTACTCTCCATCATAAAACCCATCCCGGGCAAGGTCTGTGTACTCACAACCCTCTCGTTGTGAAAAGAAGTGGAATCTAACCACCATCCCGTCTCCCTTCCGCCAGAGGGTGTTAGCCAGATCGAATGCTGCGTGCATGAGATTGTCCTTGATACTCATAATTTTCTCCTGTGACAACTATAGCAGATATATTTTTTGGGAGTTCTCTTATGTGGCTGTTTTTGGATTTATTTCGTGAAGGCACTGGGGTGTTTAAGGAGGGATGGTGGGGCCCCATAACCTAAAGGGGACCCATTTCCCTTTGAACTTTAACTGGATGGTATTCCATCCGTTTGCTAATGGAGAGAGACATGCATTCGATCACTTGTAGTTTCAATTGGGGCAATGTAGAGCTGTCCTTCAACCCCGAAGACCTTACTGTCGAGGTCATCACCCAGATGAGTGGGACGAGCATCAGCGAGATGTTCGCCCTCAACCTCAAGGCCAGTGACGTGGCCAAGAGCTTCATCGACCTGCCCTCCTACGAGAGGGTAGTTCCAGTGAGCAGCCTCCAACGCCTGCGCCAGCTGTACGCTGTGTGCCTCGACTGGCCTGTGCCCTCCGATGAGCCTGATCCCTTCGCTCAGCCCAGGGACAGCTACGAGGAGTGGGCCGCCACCCGCTCCCTGGACGAAGTGAATAATGCTAACAGAAGGGGTCGTCTGCACAACCTGAATGTGCTGGGCAACCGCTAGTCCCACCGCTGTACCCACTGTAGTGCCGCCTGGCCAGGGCGGGATACAAGTGCTGGCCTGTACGGGCATGCAAGGTGGCGCTTCGGCGCTGGTGGTTCGACTCCACCCTTGCCCTCCGATCGCAGCGCCAATGCTGGCGCTGTGCCCTCCACCCTCACCCCTCACCCCTGGGCGTGCATTGTGAGCCCCCACCTGGACACTACCAGGTATGTTTGGGGCTACACAGGTATGTTTGGGGCTACATCATGTATACGGGGACCCGTTTCCGTTCCAAAACAAACAGACCCTCACCCGGTCGCTAACCGCATGGAGAGACACATGACCAAGAAAGAGTACGTAAACATCATCATCGCCGAGTACAACTTCAACCGCAAGCCCTTCCTCGCCGCCCTCTCTGGCTGCAACCGTGAGCAGCGCCGTGAGCTCCGCAAGAGCTTCTACTGCCTGGCCTCCTTCATCGAGGCCGATGACCGTGAGTCCGACGGCTACCTGTGGGCAGCCCTCACCCTGTGCGATGACATCGCTGCGATCGCTGGCTTTAACGCCGCTCAGAAGGCTAAGCTGCAGCAGCGCATGGGCATGTTCCCCGTGCCCACCATCGGCAACCCTGTCACCCGCCGGGCCTACGACGCACAGCCCTCCATCGCCAACATGAAGCCCGTTGGCTGCACGTTCGACGAGATGATGGACCTGGTGGAGGAGCAGGCTGAGCGTGCCATCGAGCGCGCCTACCACTGCTAGCACGTAGCACCGTGCCTCTGATGTACCGCCTGGCCAGGGCGGGATACAAGTGCTGGCCTGTACGGGCATGCAAGGTGGCGCTTCGGCGCTGGTGGTTCGACTCCACCCTTGCCCTCCGATCGCAGCGCCAATGCTGGCGCTGTGCCCTCCACCCTCACCCCTGGGCGTGCATTGTGAGCCCCCACCTGGACACTACCAGGTATGTTTGGGGTTACATCATGTGTGTATGGGGATAGAGGGATGGAGATATGGGGTATGTGGGATCGCTACCTACATACCCTACACTGGGTGGCCCTATACCGGGGGTACCCGCATGGCATACACCTATATAAGGGATGCCGAAGGAGACAGCACAATGAAGAGTTACAAAGAGACCATGGCGGAGATCGAGGCCAACATCGAGCGCTACCGCGATGACCTCGAGAAGAGCAAGCGTGACCTCGAGAAGAGGGAGTGCAAGCTCGCCCGTATCCGCCACCTCAACGCCCTGCTCAAGGGCAAGAGCGGTGCCTCCCTGTGGGGTACCCAGATGGCCATCCTCCGTTGGAACCTGACGGTGGAGGACAGCGTGTGCTTCAACTACGAGGCTATCAAGGCTGATGCCCGCGGCGAGTACATCTTTCACGTTAAGTACATGCGTGCGGAGAGGGAACGGGGAGAGCGCAGGCTGGATCTCCTGCAGCGCAAGTACGCCGAGGCCGTCCGTGATGCGGGTGACCCCCACAACCCCTGGGCCGACAGCGCCCACAACCTGGCCGTGGACCTGCAGGGCCAGATCGACGAGGTCAAGCAGCTCCTGGACTAGCCCGCTTACACAGGGGTCAACCACCGCCTACCCTGGGCGGTATACAAGTACAGGGTCAACCACCGCCTACCCTGGGCGGTATACAAGTACAGGGTGGTTATGGGTATGCAAGGCGTACCCCGCTGGTATAGGGGGTATGTGGGTTCGACTCCCACCCTACCCACTACGGCGTGCCCCAATACTGGGGTACCCCGCACCAGGCATGCCCCTACCAGGGATGCCACCACAGGAGAATCACATGTCCACTTCTTTTGTTTATGTTATTGATTACCCCCAGGATGATGGCGCTGCCGCCTACATGCACCTGGTTCGCACTGCAGTGGCTCTCGGCTACAAGCTGGCGCAGATCGCTCCATGGCGCCGGGGGATCACGGATGGCGACCTGCCCCTGTCCGAGGGCAGCCCCCTGGTAAAAGCCCTGCGCAAGGATGGCTGGAAGTTCCATGCCTAGAGGAAGGGAATAGCGCGCCCTCCTCTCCACCACTACATGTGGTGTCTACATGCGCACAAGGAGAACATCATGAACAAGCGTGATGTCGTTGTGGCTAGCTGTAACCTGGCTAGCAAACCTTTGTTGCAGCTAAGCCAGCATGTGCCCAAGTACGGGTACTGTTGGTACAGGCTGTACCACTGCACCTGCTGGTTGTCTCAGCAGGCCACCGCTGCGGTGTACCGCAGCATGCCTCACCTGCACACCACGGGTGATGGTGAGTAGTAGCAGTACCCGCCCTCTGCCTACATGGAGGGGGCACCCATGGGTAGCATAGGTATGGCCCTGCTAGCACAGGGGGTACGGGGTTCGATACCCTACCTACCCACTATGGTGCCCCCACTGGAGGGGTAGCCCATCTGGCATATACCAATAGGAGGATGCCATTACTGGTGCGCCCCATGCTGGGGTGCCCACTTACTGGTGTGCCCCATGCTGGGGTACCCACTTACAGGCATACCATATGGGTTTGGAGAGGTATGCCAACTAAGGAGACACATGACCAAGAAAGAGAAGAATGCTCGCCTGTTCACGCGGTTCTGTGAGCGCAACCACTACAACGAGCTGCAGCTGCGTACAGCCCTGTCCACCCTCGACCAGCACTCCAAGTCCTGCCTGTGGGACACGATGCTGCTGTCCATGTCTGATGATGACAGCTTCCGCATCAAGTTCGGTCAGCAGGTGGACGCTGCTATCGCTGAGCTGGGTGTGCTGCCCGTAGCCCACAACCCCTGGGCCCACATCAACACCAACGCGTAAGGAGCTAGCATGGAATACCGTAAGATGGATAGGACTGATGAGCGCACTGTGCGCAACGATAGCAGCATCAACGCTGATGACTTAGTTGTGTATGACAGCTATGGCCTGCTGTGCATGCTGAGGCCTGAGGGCATCAACCTCGGCACCACGCACAGCGTCAACGGTGTCCTCCACCAGGAGGGGGCTGAGGGATACCGTGTCTATGAGTACGATCGGAGGGAGGGCCGCTTCAGGCGGACCTACAAGGTGCTCACTGCCGCTGAGGCGCAGCACCTGCTGTAGTACGTAGTACCACGCAGTACATGCAGTACCACGCAGTACATGCAGTACCACGCAGTACATGCAGTACCACGCACCTGCCTACATGGGGGTGCACATGGGTAGGGCCTCCATAGGGGAGGCATGTGGGTTCGACTCCCACCCTACCCACTTAGGGTCGCCCCACACTGGGGTACCCACTTAGGGATGCCCCACACTGGGGTACCCACACACAGGCATGCCCATGTAGGGGATGCACGCCACTGGAGGCAACATGACCAATAGAGAGAAGTTGATCGACGCGAACCTGAGCCTGGCCATCACCCATGCATCGGCTACCCGTGAACTGATCAGGGATGGGCGGATCGAGGATGCCCTCGCTGAGGCCGTCGTGCTGGCACAGGGCGAGGTGGACCGGCTCACCCTCCTCGTGCTGGAGGAGGACATCGAGGACGCGGGCATCGACGCCAACGGGTGTCTCCCACTCGGGAGATAGCGGGTTCAACTCCCGCCTGGCCTACCGTGGTGTCCCAATGATGGGATGCCCTGTTGTACCCTCGTACCATAGGAGAATCACATGCCTATTCGCCCCGTCTACGCCATCAACCACCCCCACACCACCCCTGCCACGGCCAGGATGGCAGTAATAAAAGCTGCAGTGGAGATAAGCACCCCGCTGTCGGTGATCACCCCCTTCGCAAATCTCATCGCCTCGGGGAGCATGGCCCTGAGCCATGATCACCCGCTGGTTAAGATCCTCTCCGACAAGGGGTGGGTCTTCTGCTAGCCGCTACGTACGTAGCACTGGAGATTGCGCGGTCTCCCCTATCAACTGACACGCGCTAGGAGGAAACAATGTTATTTAGGTTGATGTGGAGAGTCAGCATGATCTTGGGACGACTGGACGGACAGAACCTGAAGGTAACGGGAGGGTATGAGTACGATGCCCTCTGGTGCTACAACAGGATGTACCGGGCCCTGGGGCTGAAGAGCCCCAGCAAGCTGGACAAGGAACTGTTCGGCGACTACTAGTACCAACTGCCCCGCCCGAGGCGTTGTATCGGGTAGCCCCTCATATCTAGCGGCCTGTACGTGGCTGGGGTACACCTGATGCGGTTCCAATAATGGGATCGCGCGGGCATTCAACTGGCTAGCGCGGAGACACACATGTCTATCCTCACCAAGATCATCTCCTTCTTCATTATTCTCTCCCTTAGCCTCGTGGTCACTGTCTGTGTATTCGGTGACAACAAAGGTATCATCGGCCTCCCTCACTACCAGGATGCCGTCGGGATCTGCATGACCCCCAACCTGGACATGCCTGCCCATGACATCGTCCCCATCACGGGGAGTGGCTGTGGGGGAACGAAGGGCTACATGGTCATGGGCACCAATGCCTTTGTCACCGTCAATGACGGGCATATGGACGACCCCGAGGTGCAGATCCTCATCGGTCTGTCCGAGGCCATCTGCCTGCAGTACCTGAAGTAGCACCACGTCCTGAGCCGACGTTAAAGGGCTCGCCTGTCCCGCGCTGCTGGAGCGCACTGGGTTCGATCCCCAGGCGGGACACCATGCTTCAACTGTTGTACAACAGCCATGCCAGGCTTCGCCTGTCATGTCTGTTGCATGTGGGGCTGCGCCCCACTTGCTATCCCCCATCCTCCCTTCGGGAGGGTGGGGC